TGCTACTATCTATTCCAAACAGGTGCAGCTTGCCTTCCGCAAGAAGTCTACTGCACAGGATATTACTAACTCCGACTATTTCGGTGAAATCGCAAATTTCGGTGACACTGTAAAGATCATCAAAGAACCGGAAATCACGGTCAGACCTTACACTCGTGGTTCGGTCATTCAAGCTCAAGACCTCGACGACGAGGACTTCTCTTTGACCATCAACAAGTCGAACTATTTCGCCTTTAAAGTTGATGACATCGAAGAGGCTCATTCGCACGTAAACTTTGGCTCTCTTGCCAGTAACCGCGCAGCTTATCGTCTTGCTGACAATTATGATCAAGACGTTCTAGCTTACATGTGCGGCTACAAGCAGAGTGCTAATCACACTGTTGGTGACACTGTTAATACTACTGTTAACGGCTCAGTTGCAGTTAGTACTGCTGGCACGGATGAATTGCTTTCGAGCATGAAACTAGAGGCTGACGACTTCGGTGGTTCGGCTGGTAATTCTATTGGCATTCAAGCTCGTGCTCCGGGTGCAACTTCTACTGTTCCGGGCTCTGGTAACGCCTATGTCTTGCAAGTAATTGCTCGTATGGCCCGTCTACTAAACCAGCAAAATGTGCCAATGGAAGCTCGTTGGCTTATTCTTGATCCAGTCTGCAAAGAGATTCTTCAGGACGAAGACTCTCGCTTGTTTAATTCCGACTTCGCCGGTGCTAACAGCGCCCTTAAGAACGGTCTTATTCTAAGTGACCTTCACGGCTTTAAGGTGTACTGCTCTAACAACCTTCCGGTTATTGGAACGGGCCCAGCCACAACGGGCGGCACGAACGCTAGTAACTACGGCCTAATTGTTGCAGGTCATAGTTCGGCAATCGCTACCGCTGAGCAGATCAACAAAACCGAAACGTATCGCGACACTGACAGTTTCGCCGATGTCGTTCGGGGTATGCATCTGTATGGCACAAAGATTCTCCGTCCAGAGGCTCTTGTGAACGCCAAAGTTAATTTGGTATAAAGGGAGTATTGAATAATGGCTTTAGGCGATAACACAACTTCCGTAGCTCACGGCGCTACTGCCCGAGGGCGACAGCCTTACATGATCGAGTATGTGCTTGACTTTGCTCAAGCCGTAACCGATAAAGGCTCGGCTCTCGCAGCCAACGATGTCATTCCGGGTCTAACGATCCCAGCCAATACTCTAATTTTGGCTGCTGGTTGGGAGGTCATCGAAGCTCACACTGGCACCTCCACTGATACTGACTTTGATTTTGGTATTACTGGCGGTGATCTTGATAACTTCGTAGACGGTTACGACTTCGATGGTGCTTCTGTAGGGGATTATGCATTTAAACCTACTCAGACGCCCGTGCTAGTAGGTGGTACTGCTGATACGCTTGACATTGAGATTCAGGCTATGACTGGTACTACGACTGGCGGTAAGGTCCGCCTGTTTGCTATCTGTATGGATGTCGATGCTTTCGGCAGTGTACTGACTGCTGACGAAGTAGATCGCGACACTCTGGCTTAAGCTTTAAGTTGGGGTATCTAACTGAGGGCGCTAGTAACTGCATAGTGGGAGCTAGCGCCCTCTTTTCTTTTACAAGAGGTGTAACCAGTGCCCAAAGTAACATCTAAAGCTAAAATGAAATGCAATAGTCCTAAAAGGACGCCTTCACACCCTAAGAAGTCACATGTAGTAAAAGCTTGTGCTAAAGGTAAAGAGAAGCTTATTAGATTTGGGCAACAAGGCGTTAAAGGCTCTCCTAAAAAAAGCAATGAGTCTACAGCTAGCACAAAAAGACGTAAGTCTTTCAAAGCTAGACATGCTAAGAACATTCAAAGAGGGCCTATGAGCCCAGCGTATTGGGCAGATAAAGTTAAGTGGTAGTTATACACTACTAGAAGGGATATAAAATGGCTATTACTACAGCTATGTGTACATCTTTCAAAACAGAGTTGTTGGGAGGTCTTCATGATCTCGATACGGACTCTTTGAAAGTTGCACTGATTAAAGTAAGTCCAGCAGGCACTTATGGTGCTGCATCAACTAACTACTCTAACATCACTGACAACTCAGATGAGGTTAGTGGCACAGGCTACACCGCTGGCGGTGCTGTACTAGACAGCCCGACCATTACGGAGAGTGGTACTACGGCGTATGTAGACTTTGCGGATGAGGTGTTTAGCACAGCTACTATCTCTGCCACAGGATGCATGATTTACAATACTGCTAATGCTAATGCTGCAATTGCAGTGTTTGACTTTGGCGGCACCATTACAGCTACGGCAGGCGATTTCACAATTGTCTTCCCAGCTAACGACGCAACTAACGCTGTCGTACGGATTGGATAACAAGCACATACTATGCCTATATTAGTCAACAGAGCTAAGATGACAACTGCCACAACTGGCACGGGTACTATTACACTCGGGTCTGCTGAGAGCGGCTACCAATCGTTCGCTGATGCTGGCGTGGTTGACACTGATGTGGTGCGCTACGTCATCGAGGATGGCACTGACTGGGAAATAGGCACAGGCACCTATACTGCATCTGGCACGACTCTTTCACGGACTGTCGCTGAGAGTTCCAATGCTGATGCTGCCCTGAACCTGACTGGCAGTGCGGTGGTGTATGTGTCGGCCACTGATGCTGACTTTCGAGAGGAAACAGTAGGCACGATTACATCCAGCACGCTTGATCTGGCTTCGGGCAACGTGTTCTCAGATGCGCCCGCTGCCAATGCAACCTATGTGTTCAGCAACCCGCCCACTACAGGCACTGCATATGGGTTCACACTCAAGGTGACGCCCTCTGCTACGGTAACTCTGACTTGGCCTGCCTCGGTTGACTGGCCTTCTGGCACGGCTCCTACAGCCCCTGCTAGTGGTTCTACTAGCGTTTTTGTGTTCTACACGCAGGACGGCGGCACGATTTACTACGGCTTCCTCGCTGGTGGGGCAATGGCATGAGCGGGATTGCCCGTAAACTGATGGGCGTTACTAAGAGCGCAGCGCCAGCTTCTACACCGTGGGACGTATCCAACGCCGTGTACAATGGGTCGCCGCCATTTGACGAGTTTTCTGTTGCTGCTCAGGAAGTCACCCCACAAGGCATCTCCTTCAAACCAGATGGGACCAAGATGTATGTCATTGGAAATACTGGTGACAATGTAAATGAATACGATTTAAGCACTGCTTGGGACATAACTACTGCATCTTATCTTCAGAACTTTAGCGTTAGCCCTCAGGATACCAGCCCAACAGGCTTATTCTTCAAACCAGATGGGACCAAGATGTATGTCAGTGGAAATACTGGTAATGATGTAAACGAGTATGACTTAAGCACTGCTTGGGACGTAAGCACTTCATCTTATCTTCAGAACTCTTACGTTGGTTTTCAGGAACTATCCGCACAAGACATCTCCTTCAAACCAGATGGGACCAAGATGTATGTCATTGGAAATAGTGGTGACAATGTAAATGAATACGATTTAAGCACCGCTTGGGACATAACTACTGCATCTTATCTTCAGAACTTTAGCGTTAATGCTCAGGAAGGCTCCCCATCTGGGTTCTTCTTCAAATCAGATGGCACCAAGATGTATATTATTGGCACTGGTGGCGACGATGTAAACGAATATGACTTAAGCACCGCTTGGGACATAACTACTGCATCTTATCTTCAGAACTTTAGCGTTAGACCTCAGGAAGCCGCCCCATCTGGGGTCTTCTTCAAGCCCGACGGCACTAAGATGTATATTATTGGTTATGGTGTTGACAAAGTAAAAGGATATACTCTGAGCACTGCTTGGGACGTGTCTACGGCTGTTTGGGTTATACCTACGACAGAATACTTTAGCGTTAGTGCTCAGGAAGCCTCCCCATCTGGGTTCTTCTTCAAATCAGATGGCACCAAGATGTATATTATTGGTAGTGGTGGCGACGATGTAAACGAATATGACTTAAGCACCGCTTGGGACATAAGTACTGCATCTTATCTTCAGAGCTTTAGCGTTGCTGCTCAGGAAAACGACCCACAAGGCATCTTCTTCAAGCCCGACGGAACCAAGATGTATGTCATTGGAAGAGCTGGTGATGATGTTAACGAGTATGACTTAAGCACTGCTTGGGACATAAGTACTGCATCCTATCTTCAGAACTTTAGCGTTGGTTTTCAGGA